TCATACGGTTCGCCGCAGTATCCCGGCCAGAACCTTCGGCTGGGATAAGTCCCTCTCCCGCTTCCAACATTCGGTCGCCATCGGACACCCCAGAGAACATCCCCGCGGTAGACAGGGACGAACCATCCGCCAACGTGTTACCCGTGCCCGGGATATTAAGGCCCAGAGAAGTTGGTTGAATAGAAGCCTCGTGTACGACGTCCTGTCCTTCCGCCTCCGCCGCTCTTTGCCGTTGACTAGCCGACATTCCGCGTTCACGCAGCAAAGCCCTAGAGTTGGATGCCGCCTCCGCCGCCGCGGCAAAATCTTGTTGTTGTTTTTCTTCTGCTTGCTGAAGTTTCATTATTCCAGAGAAATCCGGGTCTCCATTAGACATATCCATCGGAGTCACGGATGAAGCTTCCTGCATCAACTGTTTGGGGCTATTCCCCCGCGCATACGCTTCCGCTAGGGCCTGACCCGGCAGAACAGGGTCTCTGTATACCGCAGAATCAAACAACTCTTCGTCCAAACTAGCTCTTCCATCAGGCTCTAATCCCTGACGAATACGTTGATCAAACACGTCGTCAAGAGCTGGTGCAGGAGCCGCTTGTGGAGCCGATTGCATTTGCGCCATCATCTGTTTTAACCGAGTGCCAACGATAGCGTCACCGGGACGCGCTTGTTCTCGACTGAGAGGAGAAACCGAAGCGGCGTCTGCTACAAAAATACTTTCGCCATCGGGGGTTAATAAATTGGGAACGACTGAATTTAATGCTGATAACGTTTCCGCGCTTATTTCTAAGAAATTTCCGCCCGTTAGTATAGGAGAAGAAATTATGTATGTCGGAGCTTTCTCCACACCAACTTCGTTCACTCTTTCCAAGAAACTGGTCTGACCACCATCTGCAAAACCCTGCCTACTTGCGCTCATAAGCTCGGGAGAAGACGACATAATGCCGCCCATCCCCGCCAATTTAGACCGGGCATCTCGGTTCACAAACATACTGCGATTCATTACATTCATTAGCTTCGCCCTTTACGGTTTGTATTGTTGGCCCAAGCTATACAGGCCACCAGCCATACCCAACCCTTGAGAAAGAGAATTTGGCCCCGGTTGGCTCTGTTGCATGAAAGAAGATTGACCCGTTGGCATTCCTTGGAAAATGTCGGAATAGAAACCAAGATTCTGGTATGGCTGCATGTAGTTCTGGTATTCGTTTTGACGAATAGCGTCAAATTCGGCTTGCGTTTGGCCTTGTTCTTGGCCGCCAATTTGATTCAACGTGTTAATGTCGTTCAGATTTAAGCCCTGCTGGGCCTCACCTAATTTGGCTTGATTCATACCGGCTGCGCCCAAGTTATTGCCCAAACTTCCAAGCCCTTGAGCCATGTTGCTCATGCCCGTTGCGCCCGTTTGCATCAACTCTGCGCCTTTAAATCCGGCAGTACCCGCAGCTACAGCCCGGTTATACTGCTGATCTTGAGCGCTATCATAACCCGATTGGCGTAGTTGTCCCGCGGCCCTAGCCTGTGCGTCTATAGTATTCCTTGTGTTTTCAGTCTGAGCTATTTGAGCCCGAGATCCGCCAAACGCCCCTTGTCCTACAGCCCCAGCGTCAAGGGTCCTTCCAGCAATCTGGCCTGCCCTACCAATGTCCGCCATGGTCTGATCAACAACTGACGTTTCATATGGATTCATATACGCTTGTGCGGCGTTTGGGTTTAAAATATTTGCGGCGGTATTTGAACCAATATTCCCTGCGGCTGTAATGGAAGTTGTCATAGGGTTCATGGCATTTTGCATGGTTCCAATGCCAGCGGTCTGGGCATTTACACCCGCGCCCACCGAACCTGCCCCCGCTTCAAGCATGGGCTGGTACGATCCAATGCCTGATTGAGCTAGGCCCGTTGCTTGCCCTTGCAGGGGAGTCCTTGACGCAACGTTATATCTGGGAGGAGCTTGCCCCTGCATTCCCAGACCTTGCGCTCGGTCCATAATTTGTTTCTGATATTGTTGCTGCCATTCTGGAATGTCAGAAACACTCACATTGGTTGTGGTGTTAGTTGTTTCGCCAACCATCAGTTCATCCCTCTCATTCTCTGCATTTCAGAAAACATTTTGGCTGCTTCCGCGCCTCGGGACCCGTTCGCCGCGCCACCTAATCTCATTCCCGCTCGGTCTTGATTCCCCGAGGGGTCAAGTGCCGCCAAATCTCGGCCTGACAGAATAACTTCTCCATTCGACACGGCAATATCATCTACAGGGACGCCACCTTGCCGAATTGTTCCCGGAATTGAATCGCTGGTAATATTTCCGGGACCTTGAATCAAACCTCCTGCTGCGGCAGTTTGAATGCCCGATAGAGGGGTTGCAATTTGCTTGTTTACACTATTTTCGGCATGTCTAGCCCGTATATTTCGATCGTAAGCGTCACGTTCTTGTTCGGTACTAAACTTCGCACCCGTAATCATGGAAGCATAAAGGTTTCTATCCCAACCTTCCATTTGGTCGGGGCCTTTGTTCCACTTTTCCATCTTAGCTTGAAGGGCCCCTAACCCACGATCGTCATTTCCTCCCATCAGCCCCGCAAAGGTTTGGCCGAGCTGAGCCCCGGCCAATGCACTCATTATCCCTTGGGGATAACCCAAGAATGCGCCAGCAATCGGCAATAACGATTTTAAAAGTTTAGAAGCCATGATCCACCTTCGCTTTCAAGTACTCGTACCACAAACATAAGGTCTCGTAAAACCCTATGTGGATACTGCGGCCCGTGTATCCACACGCAACCAATTAGAACCATCACCAAACGCAACAACAGGACTACCCGCCGCCCCGTTGGTCACATAAATTAAAGTGCCCGTCTCAACAGCAGGCAGGGTAGCAACCGCATACGAAGGCAAAGGAACGCCAACCGTGTTGCTGGCCGCCGTGGCAGACGCCAACCGGAGGATCGTGTTGTCATTGTACACGGTTCCCGACTCATTGCCCGTGGCCGTCGTGGGAACGTTTGTAAACACAGTAAACGTATTACGGCCTTCGCCGGGATTGTCCACTTGATTTATAAAAGTTGAAAACGATTGGACAAGGGAAGACATGTAGGCTCGACTATACTGATCAGGCGGTACAGGGAAGAAGGGCGCATTTAAGTTACGAGACATTATCTTTTCCCGTCTGGTCGTATGTCAATTCTTGGTACACCAAGACGCCATAGAATGTTCTCGTCGGTGGACGAAACTTTAAATGTAAAACTGCGTCCACGGAGCCGTGTTTGATACGATGTTGTGTATTGATCAACAGGGTTCGAAGATGTTTTCGTTACAGCATTCGTTGAGCTAGTTTGACCCACTTGCCCGGGAAAGTTTTTTGCTTCCATTACAAACGAAAGTGCAGAGGTCTCTACCGTTTCTCGAAAATTCACATCTGGAATAACGCGGCTAATAAACGAGAACTGATTTCCTGACGGCATTCTCATGTCCCCAGATTCAACAAACGAGGTCATGGCTGACCCATCGTCCTTGGCCCCTATTTCTTGGTTAAACAAGAAATTATCTGTTCCTGTCGCCACGGGGTACTGAGATACGCCTCGGTCAAGCCATGCCGTTCGCGCTAAAGTCCCCGTAAACCAAAGTTTCTCCATATAATTGTACACAACGTAGCTGTCGTTTTCCGTAGAGTTCGCTGAAGGGTAGAACCACCACACTTCAGCAAAAGATACATTAGCCCCAGCAACAATTTTATCTGATTGAGAAGTGTTTAAATTGTCAAACACGAAATCTCTAACAGTGCATGGGATTCTTTCAACTGACCCCGAGAATATATAGAACTCAGCGGTTCCCATCCAAAAAACGTTGTCGCCAACCGCAACCGCAGACTTAGGGCTCGCAATGGTAATGTTTTCCGAGATCAAACTAAGGCCAAATGTAAGTGGCGTTCCGAGGTACTGCATAGAGTGAAGTGAAACGTCAGTGAAAACAAGAATCTGCTGCCGTGTTTCTAGGGCCTGAACAATGGTGGAACCGGAACTAAGCCGAAGATCACCTGAAGTATTTAAGGCGGTTGGATACCAATCAACGGGGTCTTCCTGACTGCAAAATCTAATTAACAAGGAGTCTAAAACGCCATCACCTGTTGTCGCGCTTGGATTAGCCCCAAGGCCATCCACACCAAACGCAATAATGTGCCTGTCCCGATCAGACATCAAGACCTGCAACGCTACAGTTGGAACAGATGTTAAAACTAAAAGGTTCCCTGTGACGGGGCTTCGCAAAGCTAAGGTGCTGTCATACAGAAACTTGGCGCGAGTGTTAACTCCGTTCGTCGTATCCCAATAAAACACCCCGCCATTACGCTCATTAAAGATTAAATCCTCACCGTAATTATCCTGCGCCCAGATGCGAAGGTTCGAAGTTGATGTTTGACTTGTTGAGTTTATTGAGTCCCCCCAACCTATAAAATCGTCGGAAGTGTTTGTATTACCCACTGCCAACTGAACCGTCGAGGTGTCTGCGTGTGCCGCAGCGGACGTTCCCAACTGTGCTCGAACACAAGAGCTTAAAGTGTTCGTACTTACAGAACCAATTTTTATCAGTTCCGTACCAATCATGATGAAGTCGTTAGCTACAAAACCCGTAGCATTGGTTAGGATAATAGTGGTGTCTGAGTCGGAAATCCCCCCCGGATCATTCAACGTGGTTGTTAACGCACCATCCGTAGTACCGCCCCACAGACCAGCGCCCCAACCCGTTCCAAATACAGCGTTGTTTAATGCTGTACCTATCTGATACGCCCCAACAACGCTGTTTCCACCGCCAACAGAAACTGATCCATTTGGTCGTACAGGAGTTTCGTTTAGGCCACCTGAAACCGTAATACTCTGTATTGTTGCAAGTGCTCTGGGCAAGAACTTGTAGTTGTTGCCGTCCACGATCTCTGTGATCTGGTACTCTTGGTTTAAAACACTGGCCGTTATGTTGGTAGAACCCAGTTGCGCGGCTCCTGAGAACGTAACAAAATCGGTTACAACTGCTCCGTGGTTGGCATCTGTTACGGTTATAAATGCAGTTGCTGGGGTGTTGGCGTTATATGTAGTACAGGTAAACTTGACGTCCCCCGCAGATGTTGTCTGCCTAAGAGGGGTGACATCCTTATAAGCCGTTCCTTCTTTGACATAAAACTTAACCTCTGTTCCAAGTCCCAAGTAGTGCGTTCCATTGTTGGACACCCACTCATTTAATCCGCGGCACTGTCCTAAAAAAGCATTATTGGAATTTTTTTCCCAACCGTTTAGTTTCTCGGGAAAACCAAAGCGAAAACGAATTTTATCACAATTAACCCACCCGTTATCTTCCGAGTACGGTGTGGTCTCTTTGTTTATTCCGGGCTTAAACTTGAGGTCTGTTAATGGCATAAGTGTTTCCCGACTTAAACTTCAAATCTGTGAACGACATGTTACTCTTCCATTTGTTTCTCAGGTTCCACAATAACTCGTCCGTTTTCATCAGTCCAATTTGTGTCTAACATGTGCTGGTCTTTCCGTTCCCCTACAACCATCCAAGAAACTGAATCGGTACAAGTGTTGTCTTGCGCAGTGATCGTCAAGGTGTTCCCGGATACAGAACTCTTAACTGCGGTCCACCCAGATTCGTTCGAAGTAAACGATTGTACATTTCCACACAACAAAACAAACGTACCCGTTGTCATTCGGGCTGCTGTATCAATGTTAACAGAAGCTGAACCCCCTACCAGATTTACCACTCCGCGATAAATAAGGTCTGCCTGCGGACCTTCAAGAAAAGAATGAACCAAATGATGGGTGTCTTTTTTTGAAGGAATGGGGTGGTCAATTTTAAAAGACCCAGAACCCTTAGATATAGCCCCAGTAACAACTAAATCTCCAGAAATTGACGTATTTTTCCAAAGAATAATTTCCTCAGAATCTCCATCTAGCTCCAAATACGCAATCGGATCACTCGCGCCATCCTCCTTTATATTAAACAAAGCTTTGCCAGTTGCCGCGCTGTCTGTCACATCAGGTGACAGAACATCTATTCTAAGTGGGTAGATGATGTTTGAGCCTAAATCTGTAGTCTTAAAATAAACCTGCGCGTTGTAATCGGACGTAGCGGGTGAGCTAGTAGCGTGATCTAGAAACAACTTCGGGCCAAATTGACCGGCATCAGTGTTTCGGAAATGAGAACTATCTGTTTCAACTACAAAATCGCCAGAACCATTTGGCTCTATTGTAACGTCAGCATTACTATCAGATGTTATTTTTCCATTAATTGTCAGGTTTCTAAACCCCGCAATGTCTTTGTTAGCATCAACAACAACTGCTTTACTTGCAGCAACCGTTCCGGCAGTAATATCATCAATCTGCTCTAAATCGGTTGCAGATATATCTGCCGATCCAATAACAAGGGAACCAGCAGTTGCCGCGCCAACAACAGTTAAATCATCACCACTAATGGTTGTGCTTAACGTGCCTGTACCCGTGCCTGTATAGAATTTAATTGCGCCTGCTGTATCTAACTTTAGATAGCCGCGCTGAGTACCATCATATTCTAATAGTATTGTGCTGCCACCAGAATTTAATGTTAATCCCGCGTTTGCGGATCTAAGCTCAAGAGTTGATGAAGAACTGGTTAAATGAGTTGAGGTAATGCTAGCAAAATTGCTAGCATTTTGACTGTTAATAAATTTTACTGCATCCCCATCTATTGTAATGTTATCTACCAGCAATTCATTTAGTTTTTTATTGCTATCAACAATCAACGCTTTAGAGGCGGAAACCGTTCCGGCTGTTACACCGTCTATCGTTATTAGTTGGTTTGTTGTGGCAAGTGTGCCACTGGCATCTGGGTAAGAAAGTTCCTGTGCCGTAGATAGAGCCGTGGTTTTGAGCTTTAATGTAGTGCCGTTTTGAGAAATGGTCTGGATGGGCAGAGCGGCCATTTGAAACGAAATTCTTTGATCCCCACCAGAAGACAGAAAATTTACAACTTCGTTAACCCCACTGGGGGGACGATAAGAACTACAACTAATGCCATGGCTACTATTAAATGAGGCTAACAAATTAAAAGTAGACAACCCTGTAGTGAACGTTCCGCCTGTCATCGTAAGGTTTCTAAACCCCGTAATGTCCTTGTCCGCATTGACAACAACTGCTTTACTTGCAGCAACCGTTCCGGCAGTAATATCATCAAGCTGTTCTAAATCGGTCTCTGACATAGAGGCCGAACCAATAACCAAAGAACCAGATGTGGTGATGTCGTTTCCAGCAGTAATCTTTCCCGGAAAAGCCGCTGTTGAATTAGAAGCCGTTGCGTTTGGAGTGATTGTCATTTGACTAGTTACACTGCCGGAAATGTCATTGGTTATCACGAGGGTATTATTAGATGTCTGGGCCTGTATAATCCAATCATCACCGTTGTCATCTGAATTGTCTGAAGACAATAACAATCTAGCCGTTTCATTATTCGCAGCAATAATATGCAAATCACCATTTACGTCTAGGTCGTGGCCTACAGTTACATGACCCGCAAACGCAGATGTTGAAGAAGCAACGGTAGCATGAGGTGTGATAGTCAAATGGGCGACTTGACTACCAGAAATATCATTTCCAATCTGCAATGTTTGAGATGTGTTGGCCTGTATGACCCAATCATCACCGTTATCATCACCGTTATCAGCCGCTAAAATAATTTTTGTAGCTTCATCGTTTGCGCCAGTTAATTGCAACAAATCTGTGCTTGCATAAATATTACCAGTACCATCCGGCGCTATATAAATGTGTCCATGTGTATCAGTAGAGGATAACGTGCTGCCGTTTAGTTGCAAATTATCTACTAGCAACTCGTTCAGTTTTTTATTGCTATCAACAACTAAAGCTTTAGAGGCGGCAACCGTTCCGGCAGTGATATCATCAATCTGTTCTAAATCGGTTGCAGATATATCTGCCGAGCCAATAACAAGGGAACCAGCAGTTGCCGCGCCAGTTGCCGTCAGGTTTCTAAACCCCGTAATGTCTTTGTTAGCATCAACAACAACTGCTTTACTTGCAGCAACCGTTCCGGCAGTAATGCCTGTCAGCAAAGACAATCCCGTAATTTGACCCGTGAAATCAATTACGTTGGCATTCGTTCCTGTTCCATCGGCCAAAACAATGGCACTGTCCCCTGTCGGAATAGTAACTTTTGTGCCGCTACCAGAGCCTTGATTTATAATAACACTTTCATCCGTATTATTATAAATCATATACATCCGAGGCTTGTTGTCTTGTTCCAGCGTGACAGTACAAGTGCCGCCCGGAGTTCCGTGAAATCTAATAGCCTTGTAATGTCCCAGAGACAGAACCGCAGTTGTAGACAAAGAAAGAGTGTAGCTGGTTCCTGTTAATGCAATGGCCACAAATCCATTCGATGCGCGATCAATGATGTCCGCATTATTGTTGGTGCTGTCGCCCCATGTCCCAGACTCATCGCCCGTGGCTATTTTTTTAATCGCGTTAGAAGCTGTATATGTAGCCATGATTTTGTCCTAGCTAAGTTTCAAAAAGAATACCCGCAATCGTAAACTTAAGCAACAAGTTGCCATCCGGGATCGTTGTTAGGTGTAACAAGCGTCCACGTTGTCCCCGGAACAGGAACAATGTCGCTCCAAACATTGACTTGACCGACAGCGCCTGTGGCCGAAACGCCCGTAACAGGTTGAGTGACGCCACTCTTATTCGTAACTTCACCAACGGCACCTGTACCCGCAACGCCCGTGACGATCTGAGTAACATCACTTTTTGTTGCTATTGGCGTTCCTGCAACAGCGATAGCGCCTGTACCCGCAACGCCCGTGACGTCAACATCTGCGGATGCAACGGCAGTAACTTCACCGACAGCGCCCGTTCCAACAACACCTTCAACATCTGCGGATGCAACGGCAGTAACCGATCCAACAGCGCCCGTTCCAACGACGTTCGTGACGGGCTGAGTGACGCCACTCTTATTCGTGACAGCGCCAATAGAGCCTGTCATGTCCGTTATGAAGCCTATTGCGGCATCGTCTGCGCGAGATACTGTGACAGAACCAACAGAACTTGTAGAAGAAACGCCCGTGACAGCCGCGTCGTCCGCTCGGGAAACTGTGACAGAACCAACCGCGGAAGTCCCAAGAACGTTAGTGACGGGCTGAGTGACAGTGCTGGTAGTTGGAGGATTGGGTAGATTACCCACCTCCCCAGTCATGTCCGTAATAGACCCCACGTTGGCATTGTCTGCGCGGGAAACTGTGACAGAACCAACAGAACTTGTAGAAGAAACGCCCGTGACAGAATAAGAGAAATTAAATCCTACGGAGCCAACGGCCCCCGTGCCGACAACGTTTGAAACAGCGGCATCGTCCGCTCGGGTAATTGTGACTGAGCCGACAGAACTTGTAGAGGAAACACCTGTAACAGGCACCGAGATAGTAACGGAAAACCCGCTACCAATAACGCCTGTACCAACAACGCCCGTAACCACAGGCTTGTCTCCGCGAGATACTGATGTCGAACCGAGAGCGCTTGTTCCAACAACACCTGTAACAGCAACAACGACTCCGCCACCTTCTGAGCCAAGGGGGCTTCCCGCAAGAGGAGAAAAACCTAACAAGTTGTCAAACTCCTCATTTCGCGGTTATATTCGCTTAGTTTATATCACCTTCACAACAAGAAGTACACATATTAGACTACGCCATATATGTCATCTTTTTCGGTCCAGACCATATAACCATTTTCCTCAAGTTTTCTTACCAGCAAAGTGTCATCAACATGCTTGTGTTCAATCTTCACAAAGCGGGGTTTTATTCGAAAAGAGTAGTTCATAAGTATATTCAACTCATGCCCTTCCGTATCTATCTTCATTACGTCAATTTGCTGGTCTGAGGGAATATCAATAAGCAAGTCGTCCAACGTCATGCAGTCAACAATAATAGTTTGATTGAAGTTGTTCGCGTTAGCGGGGTGAGTGCTGATTTTCTCTCCGATATGGTTGTCCGAAATTACGTGAGAGCAACCAGATAGCCACCCCTCATCAAGACCTACCGCCATCTTAACGGAACCCTTCCTGTCAGAGATTGCACAATTTAAGACCTCTACAGTATGGCCTTCATATTGTTTCTTCACCCTGTCAAAAAGGTAAGGGACGGGCTCAACGGAAATTCCATGCCAGCCCGATTGAGCTAGAGGCAAACAAGTGTTAAAATCAGCCGCCCCTATTTCCACAAACCTCTTAGTCATTTTTGTCTCCTTCATAACGAGAAGTCCACATCGTCAAACTGTACTTCTTACCCAATCGTAATGGGTCAACCTTGTGGCCGTGTGTCACCTGACCCGGAAACAAAACGCAGTGGCCAACAGGGACATCCTTGTTCGAAAACTCTTGGTGAGGCCATATTAATTCCCCGCCATCGTAATCGTTGTTCAACTTCACACTGCCCGTAACCATAGATGCGTCTGTATGAAAACCCAACTCCGTCTGAGTATCAAGCGCATACCGCATTGCAAACGCATCTCTCAGACCAACATGCTGCATAGGAGTCCAGTGCTTCTCGGCAATCGGTCCCAGCTTGGTGGTCCATAATGCCTCAAGCTCCTCCCACAGACCAATTTCTTTTGCACGGATTTCTTGAGCCGGAAACTTGTCCCCGGCCATGCCTCCCCAGTTTCCATGGGACTCTGCCAACGCAATTATCTGCCAGCATCGATCTTCCGAAAACAACGGTACAAGCAGAATGTCTTGAGCAACCTTTTCGTACCCCAAGGGGTCAATGATCGTCGGAGCAGGCAACGCAGAAGACACGGGCTTTACAAAGTTGAACTCTTTTGCCAGATTTTCAAACCTCAACTTAGCGTCGTCTCCACCGTTTCCATGGTAGATACACCCATAGCAGTTTGTGCTCGGATTAAAGAGTTGATTGCCATCTTTTTTCACATTGGCGTCGTCGCACTGAAAAATGTAGGATTCCGTGTCCAGTTTTAACGTCAGACTCCAATCGTGGGAAGACTCGGGGTTGATGTGGCTCAAATACTCTTTTTGCATCCACAACTGGTCATCTGAATCGTTAGGTATCGGGCCTGTGCTCGCATCAAAAAACCGCTTTAACGACAACACGTTCCCCATATATACCCCGCTATTTAGATACCTGTTTGGGGTTCCCGTTTCTGGAAACGATGACCCAAGAGTATCATCGGGCCAACAATTTTTCTCGGCTCCAAATAAAATATCACAATTAAACCCCAGAAATCTTTCTGTAATAGTTTCAATGTTATCGGCGAAAAACACGTCATATCCATCAACAAACAAAACAAGGTAGTCGTCAGGTAACGCCTTAATGTGTTCTCGCATTAGGTTTATCTTCTGACCACCCCCAGAAGTAGTCATGTCTCCACCTCCCCAAGCAACACCAGACCCTATGTTATTGGTACGTATCCCATGTTGGTTTGATGATTGGGTCAGAGCCCACGTTTTTGATATATCTGTCCCTACTGATAGTACATGCGTATGCGTATTCATATTTTCCCCCTCTATCGTGCTCGGCCTTACTGACCGTGGTATTTGTGTGACTTGTTCTTTTGGATAAAAATAGTTGTTCTTGTGCTTTAAGCGTAACGGAACCCATTCGTCAGAAGGGATGATATTATCCGAAAATCCTTTGACTAATCTCCGCGCTGTCTCTGGGGTGATAGCATAAGCATGGCAGTTATACCAATACCCCAACGTGTTTTCTCTATACCCAAGCCAAACGCTGTCGTATGATTGTATGCCTGCGCGAGATCCCAGAAAGTGATCTACTTCGGAAACGTTTATAGAGGAGAAAACAGCATCTTCCTCTAAGATAATGCCATTTGCAGCCGAATCGCATATTCGTTTCCAAACGTTAAGGTGACTTACTGCACACCCGAACTCACCTATTCGTAAAGGTTTCCCAGACAACGGGTCGCGCCAACTTTTATCGCGAGTACATCCAGTTTCTAGTTCTACTGTGGACCAACTTTTCCCTCGGGCGTCGTAGGCATCTCCGTGTAAGGAGATTTGGTAGACTATCGCCACCTAGGTCCCTCATACCAAGCGACCAGACTTCTCCTACACCCCGATGTTATTGGTAGTACGCGGTGCTGTAAGTAAGACGGGAAAATTAAAACAGTTCCCTTGGCACGAGACTCTGGGCCCGGAACCTCGCACTCGTTAAACTCAAAGCTACCACCTTCATACTCTAAAGGGTCAGACAACTGAACGGTAACACTTAGTTTCCTGTCAAGGTCCGTATCACCGTTCCAGTTGACATCAGTGTGCCAATCATAATGACCGCCCTCTGATGCGTGATACTCAGTGTACTGAAACGGAGACTTGTTTAAAACTTCAACGCCAAAAGCATTTAGGTTTGCCTGAGATACATACGACCAAATCTTTTCTCTTATTTGGCTGTCGCTGTTTAACCAAGAGACTTTGCTCGAACGAACTGATGTGTCGGCATCATTAAATGTTGTTGCTGATTTGGGGTGTAGTCTAGTGCCTTCAGACACAACGTGTTCCACAAATTCATCGGTCAATCCCCCCGACCACATTTGCCATAATTGTCTCATCATTCCCTCCCAAGAATATGTTAATTTGGTTCCGTAGGCTATTACACTATCGTCAGGCCAGCAGGTTGTATAGCTGCGATTTCCTCTGGGGTTGTAGCTGCCTCAATGTCAGCATGGTTAGGTGCATCACGTAGGGCTTGCTTCTGTGATATGATAACAGAGGTGTCAGATCCTGTCTCCAAAGCCTTCAGATAGGTTGTATCAAGTTCTTCCAGTGGCTCAATACGGGCCTGTCGAATTTTGTTACGCCATATGTCTTTAGCTGCTGTCATGTCCACAGAGATGACCCCATTTGAGTTAGCTTTCCAAGCTTCACGGAAGGTACGTTCTGTTGGGATTGTATAATCTGCGGGGTCGTAAGTATCTGCACCAATCTGAATGAGTGTAGTTTTCATACCATTCTCCGTAAAGTTGTTTTTATTATTATAAGTGATCTCACGATGCCATCCTCCACGCATCTCTGAATTGT